TAGATGTAAAAGTAGATAATAGTGCAAGTGCAAACTTTCCAAGTGCACCATCTTCGGCAGTTGCAACAACAAATGAGCAAGTACCAAGTACACCAGACACCCCAGTGACAGCAAGTGCAGCCGCAACAGTACCGGTCACTGAAGGAATCAGTAAAGCATTACCTACATTACCAACTACTGCTATGGTTAGTGCTGTTGCTACTCAGGCTGGAAGTGGGATAACAGCAGCCGCAGTTAATTTAGGCGCCGGGGTAGTAGACGGGGTAGCAGTAGTTGGTAAGACAGCACTAACACCTCAAGCACTTCAGAACGCAGGAATAATTAAACAAGGGGCAGCCGCATTAGTTGACTCATTAACTAGTTCGGGAAAAACAGTTGAACAAGCCTTGACTAATAACTTGTTTACTGGTGTGCCCGGAGCAGAAACATTAACTAACTTAGTTAATAATTCTACAGCGCAAGTTAAAGCACAGGTCGCTAACTTCCAAATAGCACAGACCCAATTAACTAAGGCCGGTGTTATAACAGGCAATGAATCTTCAGGGCAAATTGCAGGATTGGTTACAGCAACAGCAACAGTTGGTTTAGCAAGTACTGTAGATTTCTTAAAAACTTCTGCAAGTACCGTAGGATCAAAAGTTTCCGGTATTGTTGCAAATGCAACCGGATCAGTAAACAAATTAATGGGCACTGCACAAAATCTAATATCATCAGGTAATTTTGCCGCTAATCTAAGTACTAATGTAACAAGTGGATTAAGTTCTATTGCAACATCATTAACTGGAATAACAAAAAAACTTGGTGGAGGTGTAAGTGGATTATTAGATAGTGCTAAAGGATTAGCTGGTTCAGCATTTGATGCAATTACAAAAGGGTTCCCGGCTCTTAAAGCAGGTGTACCTCAAAATCTAAAACAAATTGCCGATAAGGCAGCAAGTGACATACAAGCGTCCGGTACCGCTTTAAGTGATGCGGCAAATATAGTAAAATCAGCAGTTACCACTAGTGGAGTAGATGTTGCTAGCATTGCGTCAGGAGCAGCCTCATCTGCTATTAATGGTGCGGCTAGTGTTGCCGCAGTTACCACAGCAGTTACTACAGCCACAGGAGGAGTAACAAATGCAATAACAGCACTTGAAAATGTTCAAAGTGCAGTAAGCTCCACATTACCGGCTAGTGTTGCTAGTGGATTAAGTAATTTACCTGGAGCACAAAATGTAGTATCAACTGTGATTAGTAAAGGCGTAGCCGCAGTCAATTTGGTACCCGGCACTACTGATATTAAAAATGCCATAGCAGGAGTAACTGCCTCAATTAGTACTGCCAATATTGGTAACACGGCAAGTAGTTTGCTTGACAAATTAAAACAACCCGGTGCATCATTACAAGCATTAGCAAGTACAGGACTAAGCGCAGCCGCTGCCGCACAATTGAGTTCATCAATATCTGCATTAAGTTCAGGTGGTGCAATTCAGATTAAGATGCCTATTGTAGGATTGAATACTTCTAATCGTGATAGTATATCAAGTCAATTAACTAACGTATTTGGAAGCAGTAAGATACCGGTACCAAATTATACAGGTAACCCTGCAACAACCGGTGAATCGGTAGCAGAGACTACACTTGAAACTTTTAATGAAAAACGTAGAGACCAACGGAAACGTTTTAATGAACAATTTGAAATTACAAAAACAGCAAAGTTAGCATGGATGGATGCAGTAGAAACTTTGCCGGCAGGAGACCCAACAATAGCAGAACTGAAGAAGACCTATGAGACTGCGTATCTAAAAATCTTGTCGATAACCGACGAACTTAATACACTCACATAAATATACTATAGGATAACAATATGCCAACATACGTAGGATTTTCAACAATTGGGGCAAATGAGCCAAAAACAACTAATGCCAGTACTGGCATTGACGGTGGCACAGGCGGCGTATTAAAACCAACTATTCCGGGTAAAAAGTATCGTATTGTTGATGAAGCATTAGTTGTTAGAGATTTTGTCAACTCATTAAACATTCAACAAGGACAGAAAGTTGGTAATCCAGAGTATGGTTCTACTATATGGAGCTTTGTCTTCGAGCCAAATGATGCACAAACTCGTTTGAAAATAGAGAACGAAATTCGTAGAATTGCCAGCAATGATCCTAGATTGATTATCAATACAGTAAAGAGCTATGAGCAGGAAAACGGTATACTACTTGAAGTAGAATTAGCTATTGCACCCTTCAATAATGCTGAAATATTGAACGTTTTCTTCAATAATCTAACTAATACTGCCACGTTACAATAACAAAAACCAAGGTTTTCATTTAAGATAAATACTTAAAAGAGAATAACTATGGCTACAAGTTCAAGACAATCAGCAATATTTGGTGTACAGAATTGGCAACAAATCTATCAAACGTTTCGTGAAGCCGATTTTAAAAGCTACGATTATGAGACCCTGCGTAAGAGTTTCATTGACTATCTGCGTGTTTATTATCCTGAAACTTTCAACGATTACATTGAATCAAGTGAATTTATTGCATTATTAGACGTTATTGCGTTTATGGGACAGGGTCTTGCTTTCCGTAATGACTTGAACACCCGTGAGAACTTCATTGATACTGCTGAACGTAGAGATTCAGTTATCAAACTTGCCAACTTAGTAAGCTATAATCCAAAAAGAAACATTGCCGGTCAGGGATATCTTAAGGTTACAAACATTAGCACAACTGAGAATATTACAGATGTGAATGGCATCAATCTAAGCAACCAAACTGTACTATGGAATGATCCTGCAAATGCTAACTGGTTAGAGCAGTTCAATACTATTATTAATAGTGCATTAATCAACAGTCAACGAGTTGGCCGCCCGGGCAATAGCCAAGAATTATTAGGTATTAAGACAGATGAATACTCATTAAATATTCCTCCTACTAGTTTGCCTATCGTACCATTTTCTAGTACAGTAGATACGATTAACATGAACTTTGAGTTAGTCAGTGCTACAAGTTTAGACCAAGATTATGTATATGAAATTCCTCCTGCACCAAGTGGCAAGATGAATATGATGTACCGCAATGATAAATTGGGTTACGGTAGTCCAAATACAGGATTCTTCTTTTATTTTAAACAAGGCACATTACAGAGTTATGATTTTAACTTAGCCCAACAAATTAGTAATCAAGTAGTTGACATTGATATTCAAGGTATTAATAACACTGATACTTGGTTATACCAATTGAATGCTAGCAATGGTGGTAGGACGCTTTGGAGATTAGTAGACAGTGTATATGCAAATGCATCATTACAAACTGAAACTAGTTATAAAAAAGTATTCTCAGTTGTTTCAAGATTCAACGACCAAGTTAGTTATACTTTTGGTGATGGAGTATTTTCCGAAGCTCCAGTTGGAACCTTTAGGGCATATGTACGTGGCGGTAATGCATTGACATATACTATTGACCAAACTGAAATGCAAGGAGTACAAGTAACAATACAGTATATTAGTAGAGCAGGACGAACAGAAGCACTCACTATAGGATTAGCATTACAAACACCAAGTTCAACAGCGCAAGCCAGAGAAACATTAGCAAACATTAAACTACGTGCTCCTGCTCGATATTATACTCAGAACAGAATGGTTAATGGTGAAGATTATACAAATTTCCCATATACATTATACAGTTCAATTATTAAAAGTGCCGCTATTAATCGCAGTTCTATTGGTGTGTCTAAAAACTTAGACCTGCTAGATCCTACAGGAAAATACTCCAGCACGAATTCATTTGCAAGTGACGGAGGTCTATATCAAAACAATGATAACGGTAATCTGTTATTAACTATCACTAATACCGGTGATATTATTAAATTCTTAACAGATTCATTGGCACTTGCGTTAGCAGACAATAGAGCAAGACAATATTATCTTCAGAATTATCCCCGCTATAACATCAACACCTCTACCGGTGATGGTACTGTATATTGGAATACAAGTACTGTAGACGCAAATAGTATCACTGGTTACTTTTATAACATCGACGGGTCAGCTAATACACCAATAGCAACTGGAACATATAATACACATAATATGAAATATGTTACTAAGAGTGCATTGATTAAAGTCACTGCTCCGGCTGGTGCATATTTTGATGAGAATAATAGATTGGTATATGGTATTGCAAGTGCAAGTGATACAACGTTCTTTTGGACAACGGTATTAGGTGTAATTGGTGATGGTTATAACAATGGTACAGGTAATTTCAGCAACGGCTCAGGTCCAGTCACACTAAATGGATTTATTCCCACTGGAGCAATTATAACACAGGTTATTCCATCATTTGGGAACACATTGCCTATAGCAGTTATTAATGAATGTGTTACTAGAATGGAACTAAATCAGAGTTTTAGTTTAATATTCAATAACTCTTTACTAATCACCCAAGATCGTTGGTCAATTGATGCGTATGATGCAACAGGTTGGTTTGTTAACTTCAATAGTGTAGGAAGCAACAGATATCAA